CAGTCTCAAAGAGAGCAAGCGTTTCAATGAACTTGTTCTTGTCGTAAGCTTCAAGTTTTCTGGCGCGTGCACTTGCGCTTATGTAGCCTCCGATGTTCCAGATGAAAGCCATGATAGCGCCGAGAGCAAGAGGATTCTGAAGAATCAAAATGACGAATTCAGCATAGTCCATATTTACTCACTTCTTTAAGAGATCCAATATCTGAGTATATCTTGCCTAAGAATTTTGCGGTACACTAGCCTGCTACTTTCTTGTTGAACTTGCCTATTTTTCCAGCTACTTTCAGATTCCCTTTCGCGTCCAAGAACAGTAAGATCTTGCCTTTCGGATTAAGAAAAGCTAAACCCTTCGGCAAGCCTAACTTCTCAGCTTCTGTGATTCTAAAATTGTTCTCAAAGACGATGTCTGTTGCGCTAAAGTTTGCACAGTTTACGCTGTTTGTTGATATGCCACCGTTAAAAGTTATTTTGCCTGAGTATACGCTGGGGACATGGTCTTCAGGCACAGTCCCGCTTGATATGTCGCCACCGCCATGAGTATGACCTGCAGGCGTATATCTCCCATCAGGCTCAACATAAAGCGGATCAAAACTTGCGCCTCCTCCTTCTAAGATAAGGCCAAGGTCTCCGCGCGGCATTCTTCCGAGTCCAAATTGTCCGCTTGTGATTACTGCAGCGTCAGCAGTAACATTCTGCAAAACTCTGCCGTCTGTAATGACTATATACGTGCCAATATTGAGGTCATTGAACTTTCCGTTTCCAGTTGCGATTATACTTGCACAATTAATGAAAGTCATAGCTTCAAGTGTACCGAACTTTCCGACGCCGCTAGCATATATGTCTCTCCATCTAGTCAGGTCAGCCCCTAAATCATATGTTGCATGTGCATTAGGTAAGAGGTTAATTTGAACGCCGCCACCTAGAAGTCTTAATGCACCTGAAAGCCAAATGTCACGCCACCTTTTCGGAGTAGCATTCTCTCCTAAATCATAAGTATTATCTATATTTGGAATGACATTGCCGAAAATCATGTTTGTAACTGCAAGGTTAACAGTCCAGATTTTAGCAAACCGCTTATCTGCAGCGCCTAAGTTGCCGCTTTCGTCAGCAACCGGTAACAGATTAGTTTTAAGTTCAAGGTTTGCTACTCCTGTACGCTTCAGCCAAGTGTCAAGAGCTGTACTGCCTCCGGGACCAAACTGAAGAAGCTCAAGATCCAATTTTGCTCTAGGATTTGCTTCTCCAAAAGTTTTCAGTTGAACATAACCATCTGAAGGCAGAAGCAGATATTTCGTGTTAACTTCTTTCCACCTGTAAGCGCTACTGCCAAGAATTCCCCTTAAGTCATCTGAAGGGTTAAACTCATGATCAACTACTGTGTTTGCAGCCTTATTTTTTGTTCTAAACTGAATGATTGCTGCTGAATCATTGAAGGGTCCAATAAACTTGGGAGCTATCCAGCCTTCAATTTTGTCCCAGCCGCCATCATCATCACTTGCCCATTGAGCGCCTGTATCATCTCCTGTTTCATGTCCTAAATGATGGTTCCCGAGACCGCCTCCGTAAGAAACAGAAGGTACTCCTCTTTTGCCAAGTTTTGTCCTAGCAAGTTTCTCTACTGTTACAGTTGTTGCCCGCAAGCCATAAAGATAGTCTGCTATCTGAGGCGGGACCTTCCCAAGCTCATAAGTTATTATGAGAGTTTGCTGTCTCGCGTCAACATGGTATTCTACGCTTTCAATCCGAAAATCAGAGTCAACATTCTCGTTGGGCAATTCAACGTGAATCTTGTCTCCAGGCAAAGAAGGGTCAAGAGCATAATCTATAACGCTGCTTTCAACAGTCAAGTATTCTGCTGGATCCTTGAAGTAGTCCAGGAGGGCTTTTGCTCTTAAATTACAGTCTAGATCGCTGTTGAGTTCTTCATCTGTTTCAGTAAATTCTCGAAGACCATAACTTGTTTGGCTTCCAGGAACATCTTCCTGCATCGCAGCATATCTTCTCCCTCCGAAATAGAGAGAGTCAACCCAGAAGTAGCCGCTGCCTATACCTGCAAACCAACAGTCAATACGAACAACTTTTATGGCGCTCCAATCAAAGCCAGCAGTAATAGATGACCAATCGCCAGCATTTACTGCGCCGACTCTAACATCTACTTTCTGCCACTCATTTAATCCAATATTAACGTGTTTCCAGGCTTCTCTCGCTGATGTGTCTATTAGACAGATGCTTACATTCCCGCTGAAAGCTTGCTGGAGAGCAAGATAGAAACTTAAAGTCGGATACAAATTAGAGTTAACTTCTTTGCCTCCATCGATTGTGAAGACTGCACCTTCATAGTAAGCTTGAATTCCGTGAAGTTTGATACTCCCAGTCCCTTTGACTTTTGAGACTGTATCAAAAACGGGCGGTTCACCAGTTATTGATGTCCAAATTCCGTCAGTAGAATGAACTGCTTCAGTCCAGAGATCCTTATCTAGAGGTACACTCTTGTCAGCAAGGCCATAAATCATAATCTTGTTCCGGACTCTGTGAATATCTTTCCTGTACTCGCTAACTTCAGCGATCTCTGTTAGGCTAACACTACTCGTTTTGCTGTTCTTTGGGAAAAACTCGAACTTGCCATCAGGCGCCACACGAAAATCATAGCCGATTACGCCGGCCTTGTCACTGCTTTCAGCAATATACTTCAAAACATCCCATAAAGGCGTATCCTCATACTCAAGCAAAGTGAACGTCGTATCCGTGTCTTCTACAAGCTCAGTAGCGCTTCGAGTGTGACTAAGAAGCGCATAAGAATCCATCAAGTCTTTAACGATCGCTTCTCCCTTTTGGCTAGTATAAGTTTTTGTTACTACGCGACGGAACAGTTTTTCTCCCCAACATCTACCGCTTACCAGCATATAGTATTCATTTGGATTTGGACAGAAACACTTGATACTTTCAACTCTGCAAGTGATTAACTGTGGAACATTAGTACCTCTGCCAACATCAATGTGTCCATCAACACCAACAAGGATAGGTGTTGTTCCTCCTGGACTATACTCTTGGTCCCAATTTTGAAGGAGAAGGTCAAAAGATGAGACTTCTTTAGTACAGCCTAAATGAAGAACAAGATCAATAATGTCTCCTTGCGGGGGAGTAACAGAGCCTAAAACAGCAGCAATTTTGGGAATGTCGCTGCTCAAGGTTACTCAACGCCTTTACGGTATAAGTCTTCTCCAGACCGTCGAATACTGCGGCCTGAAGTTGGCGTTTCGGCTGCTGCACTATTGAAGTCTCTCATCCCTGAAGTTGCATTATTCATCTGTGAAGCGAAATATGACATTGCTACAGCTGCAGCGATTATAACTGCGATTCCGACTCCTGTTAAGGCTAAGAATGTTGCATGGCTAATGTTTAGAGCATTCTGAGCGGCTACAGCGATCCATGTTGCAGCGGCTTTGATCTTATGAGCTATACTTGTCGTTATACTCGCGCCTGCGTTCGAAGTTTCAGCTGTCGTATTAATTGCGATGCTAGCAGTGTGTCCAGTCGTTATAGTAGTCATAATTGCTTTGAGCCGAATCCATGCTCCCATAAGCGTTATGACGCTCATGATCGTGCTGATCCACTTGCTGCTTTCCTTGTCAAGGATCCCGAAATTGCTAGCAAGACTCGTGACAGCGATTCCCATATGCCCAACTGCCATAAATCCTGAAGAGACGCTTCTTAAGCTAACATTAACTGCTTCAGCTTTTGCTCCAACTTCTGTAAATCCTGTTGCCGAAGCCTTCAAGCTCTCACTCATGTTTGCTGCTGAGACGCTTGTCTGCTGAAAAGTAATGTTAGCAGCTTGAACTGAAGAAACATCTATCGGCGGGACTGATGGAATGTCAATAGGAGCAAAATTTATCGATATTGGAGAGCTTTCAATCTGAGCCTTAAGTCCTGCAGCATCTTCGCTTATGGTACTGAATGCTGGACTTGCCTGATTCTCTACGCTAATGAGGATTCTCTGCCCCGAAATCTGTGAAGCCATAACTCCAGCATCAGCAGCTACCCTAACGAATTCTGCACTTGCCAGATTATGAGCAATAATCGAGACTGCAAGTTCGTTAAAACTCATTGAAGACCAGCTCCTAACTTTGCAGCTTCTATCCCTTCAGAAATCATCTTCTCAAGTTGGTCAAGATACTTCTGAACTGCCGGAAAAATGTAGGGCTGAGCTCGCATATATCTAGTCCCGAATTCGACAAACAAAGCGTAAGTTGCCTCAGCGCCAATGCGAACCACCCAATCTTTGACTTGAGAATATATTGTACTCTGAAGATAGCCTGTTCTAACAGGAACTTTAGCTCTAGCTTCAGCCTTAACAAGTTCAGCCCATTCACTCAATTTCGCTCGCACATAATCCTGTAGTGAAATGCCTAACTTAGAGAGAGCTGCCTGAAACTGTTCAACGCCTTGAACTTGAAGGACTACTTCAACGGCCATAAGTCTTTGCTCCCCTATTTGCTTTTGCGAGTTCGTCTTCAGTCTGGAGATCCATCTCTCTCAGAATCACTAGGAACTGCTCGATACTTTTTGCTGGCTGCCTTCGGAGCTCGAGGATTGTCCATCCGAATTCTTTGCATAACCGAAACTCTGAAAGAGCTGCATTCGGTTTTCCTCGCTTAATTGCTCTAACAAAAAACGCAGTTCATCATGAGAGACACCGTTAAGTTTGTTGACGACTTTCGAGAAGAGCTCACCGACTTCTATCGGGACACCTTCCTCTTCAGCGAGTAACTTCTCGAGCGTTATCGGCTTATTGTCAGGCTGTTCTTTTAGGCTAGCAAAAATGGACTCTGCCTGGATCGCGACGAAATCGCTCATCTCAACCTGGCCAGTCATCTTGCTATACTTCGTGTGTTTCTGGCAGATCCTGCTCCTTCTTGCCCAAGTGATCTCTCTGAAGACGTACTGGCCAGCGTATTCTTTGCCGAAGTCTTCTTTGACATCTATACTTTGTGTCCTGATATCTTATCCGCTCCCGGTGATTGCTATTGTGAAGCTGAAGCTTTTCAGGCCTTTTGTTGCTTTGTCAACTGTTAAGGTGAAGTTGACAGGAATTATTCCTTCTGGGCTTATCTGTCGGCCTTCAGCATTCCATGAGCAGCCTATAAAAGTTGTTGCGTTTGCAGGGATCCAGCTTTCAGTGACCATAGTCACATTTATTGGGACATTACTTGTACTTTTGAGGTAGGCTAATGAATTCTTTGTTTCTCCAGGCTCAAGGAAGCCCCAGTCAATCATTGTCAACTCTATTGTGCATTCTCCATTTTTGAAGACGCTGACGCCGACAGACTTGATCTGTGCTGTGTTAGATATTCTGACTGTTGCAGAAAGCCAAGTATATGTTATGAGTGATCCGACAACGCTTCCAACAGCGACAGAAGCGAGGATGATAGCGATTGTTTTGTTTCTTGTCAGTTCCATCTAGATCACCTTAGCTGATGACGACGTCTCTAGCTGTGAACTTCACTTTTACGCTTACTAAGTCTTCAATTCTAGTCGGCGTTGCGACAGTATCCCATTTGCAGTATTTGAAAAGAGCGCTACTAACTGGGCCTAGGTCAAACTTGAGGCTAAATTCATTATCAGAGACCATATCGTCGAATTCAGTATCATCTTCAAACTCAAACGTAATTTCGCCGTACAGGTTTCTGTGACGTTCCCGGAGATACTTTATTAAGGAACTTGTTGATGGTGGACTTTGAATGCAAGGTACAGGCTTCAAGTTATTCTCTAAAGTCCATTTCCAATCAGTTACTTTAGTTGTTGTTACTTGAGTGCTTCCATCTGCGGCGCCGCGTGAAACTCCAACTTCGTTAAAGGCAACTGCTCCAGCATAATCGCCGTAACTTGCTCCAGCAATTTTTGCTGTTCCAAGAGAAAAACTTTTGCCGATCAATTCAACATTAGCTTTAATGAGGTCTTCAAGGTTACATTGAACGGTAAGTTTGTCAATTCTCATTCCTTTATACGTGAAACTAAGGATATTACTTGGAGTAGCCCACAAACTTTTGTAGTATATTGCCTCAATGCTTAAGCTGGTTAATGTTTGGGCATGCTGAATGAAACTGATCGGTGATTCACTGCTTAAGCAGTCCGGAATCTTGAGAAGAACGCGCTGGAGACCTTTCTTTATAGTCTGAAGATCTCTGCTTCCTACACCGCGAACCTTTATGAGGCCAGAATCAATACCTGGATCAACTGCTTCAGCGTTTATGCCGAGCATTGTTGGACTTGTTGGAGTAACTCCATATACGTTTTCAGCTACGAAATAGAGGCGAAACTCATGCGCTCCATACGTTTCTACGCTCATTTGTTTTTCGTCACACTCCCTTCTTTGTCACCTTTGATGACTGTGAAAGCTCTCATACTGCTAATCCCTCTACGACTGAGAGCAATTTTTTGAGGAGAATCCCTTTCAGCTTCGCATTCGGGCGGTTTTCATCAATGTAAAGGATGTATGTAGAGATCCTCATATGTTCATGGTAGCCTTTACCATAATAGGCTTTGCGGCTGTCGCAATGCATACATGTCCAATGAGGCCGCTTAAGATCTAGATTGCAGACTCCTTTCCTGCAAGCGAAACCGAAACTTAGGTGTATCCTGAACATTCTTGTTCTCTCAATTACTGTAAGATTTAGGAGACTGTTTCAAACATGTAGCCCTTAAGCTTTAGTTCTGTTTTCCATAGATAAGGCTTCGCATTAGTGTCGTTAAGTTCACGAAAGCTTAAGACGTCACAGAATGTTAAGCCTGTTACTTGAAGGGTACATTCAACGAAATCACCAGTTATTGAAGAGGGGTCGCTTCCATTACTTGGATATGTACTCCGGACTAAAACGTGGAGGTATCCATTAGCGTCAACATGGTTTATGAGGTCAGCTGTTAACGTAATAGTTGTTACTTCATCTACTGCGCTTGAAGTACCAGTCTGAGTATGAGTCCATGCGCTTGTTGAGTGGTCCCATATTTTGAAGGTTATACCAGGCGTAGGAGGCGGAGTTAAGCCAGGCTGAGCGCCTGTTCCGTAGCCTTCAAAAGTTAAGACTAACTTTTTGAGGCATTGTTCTCTTGCTTCAAGCTCTGAAATTGTTGTTGAAGTTGTATTTTTTCCAACTTTGAAGCTGAAGAGAAATTGGCTATATTTCGTGTTACTTGTTGTTGACTTGGTATGTCGATTATTATTGCTTGTCCAGAAATGTTGATAATCAGCTACAGATAATTCAGTCCACACTGTACTATTTGGAGCGAGTTCTGTTGCGTCAGCTCCTTCATATGCTTTGTGAGTTGTTGAATAATAGCCGAGACCATTAAAATTGTAGATTGTTTGGTAAGGCAAGTTACGGTTAGCTTGGATAACAGCTAATATTCCAGCGAGAGTTTTATCACGCATTTCTCGAGCAGGATCTATCTGAATAGCCCTATCAACTGTGTGAATTAAACATCTTAGATAGATCATTCGCCACCTTATAGTTGAAGCTAGATTAACCTTGTTAATATCTTCTGATTCAAGCCCAAGAGTCACTACTGCATCGTAAGTCTTCATAAACTCCCTGTCATAATGTTCTGGACTATAGAGTATACTAGCAACGCTTGCATTATTCCGAATGACGCTAACTTTCGTTTTCAAGAGCCGCAAAATTGTTGTCACAGGATTTTCAAGCTCACTCATGTAGCCATAAGCCTCCGTAAACTAAGCTGATAGAAATAGGGCACGTTTCCTTTTACGTGAAGCTGAACACTTTGGACTTCGTAGTCATCTCCCTTTCTTCGAATCTTATCATGGTTTCTGACAGGGATAAATGTGAAGCCGTTAAGATAGTCTTCAATGATATAGCCAGCTTCAATAATGACTTCTTCAGCGCGTGCTGGCTGCATGAAAGCTTTAATTTCTAAAGGATCTGAATAGGTTACGCTTTGGACTGCTTCTTGAATAGAAAAGAGCTCGACAACTTCACCATAACCTTCTAGAGCTTTCGTAAATTCTGTCAAGGGAGCAACATAGTTCAGGAGCATTCTTCCGATCCATGTAACGCTTGCATTAGCTTTCTGAGGAGTAACAGGCGCAAAAGTCCCGAAGACAGGACCCCAATACAGAAACTCTTCAGGGTACATGTCAACGATAAGACAGCTTAATGCATAGCTAGGCGGATCCCAATCTTTCCGGAGAGGAGCAAGGATGCCGATGCTTATTGCATCATAATATTCGCATGCTGGAAAGCGGCTTACTACATCAATGTAGCCAGGCCAGCATACAGCAGGCCAGTAAGCAGGATGGCTACCTGTTTGTTTGATAGCGTTTACATAGTCATAGATGTGCTGGACTGTTGTTGAAAATCCTTCGTAGTAATATAAGCCTAAGAGTGCGAAGCTGATAACATCATCATAGACTTCACTTTCAGTTAACCCTATTCTGTGCCATTCTCCATCGCCTGAAGGGAGAGGATCAAACCACATCCAGATATCATTTAAGCCTTCGACTAGGAAGTCTCGCGCGTCACTCATCATAAGAGTATATGTTGCTGCATTTGCAACGTCGTAAGTGTCATTGAGCATTTTCAAGCCGATTAAACAGTAAAGGTTTTCAACGCTCATACTTACGACCCAAACGTCTGAAGAGTCTACATATGTTGCGAAGCCCCCATAATACGTATCTTGAAGCGCTAAAACTGTTGGCTCATTCTGCATATTGAAGAGAAACGTTCTTCCTGCCAAGATAGCAGATGCCAGATGGTCAGCATCGCCTGTTAAGGAATATGCTTTAAGAAGAGCTGGAATAGCGCGACCTGCATCAATACTCCAGTATTCGTCGCTTCCTTCTGAGTTTACGAATCCTCCGTAAGCTTTCAAACCTGCATTTACGCATTGTTGAGTGATTAGCCAGTCAGCTAGAGACTGAATCTTTGCCAGAACAGTTGTCTTCAAGGCACCTGCCGAGAGAGTCCCATAATAATCATAGAAGAATTCGATTGCGAAAGCAGCTGGAAAAGTGCCTTTCCCATAGGCAATATCCGGATGGTCAACAGCTCCATCTTTTGCCACATAATAAGTGTAAGCAAGATTCGTCGTCATTGTCACGACATTTACGAGAACACTATCAACAGTATTCCATTCACTATGAGCACTGTCTTTGATTTCTACAGGCATACCTGCAAGAAAGAGAGCTCCATTAGTAACAGTTACTTCTTTCTGTCCAGCAGTTGCATCACCAGTAATTAATGCAGAGAGGACATAGTACCAAGGCGCATAGTAATAGACGAAATCATAGTATGCTTGTGGAAAAGTCATCTATCACTCCTCATCTGATTCAGCAACTTTGAACGTATCATTTTTGAGTTTCTTGATCGCCGCCTCGAGGCGCTTGTTCAAGATGTCTAGGTTAATGTTTCCTGCTTGGCCGCTGCTCTGGCTAACGCTGAAGCTTCCTATTGTGAAGCTTTGTCCGCTTGTTGCTCCTCCGCTTACATAGTTGGCACAGTAGATCGCTGCTAGATTCGTAATTGCTGAAGCTGCCAACTGAGTACAACTTGAATAATCTAAAGTTTGTCCGATTTCTGCGCTGATCTCTGCTGCAGCATCAACAAGGAATTTGGTGACTTGAGCATCGCTTATTGTTCCAACAGAAATGTTGAGTCTGCCTCTTACGTCATTAGGTGTGACTGCAACCATAAACATTCAACTCAGAGCTGAATATTCTATACTTCAGATTCTTTAAGAGCTTTTCCACAGTAGCAACTTCTTACATTACCTGAACTTTCATAGTGTCTCCTGTAGGTTGAGTGTAAGTTATTTCAAGCTGCGGAACATTAGAGCCTGCATCAAGCGCAGTTATCGA